GAGAAAAGAGTAAAAAAATAGAGAGCCGAAGCTCCCATTATTAAACATATAAATTGTGCTTCCTTTTGTACTGAGTACCACACGAGCATTTGGCTACCATGTGATAGTCTCCATCATCATTGACTCTTGTCTGGCCAATGAACTCATGATCTGCATTAAATGCTGACTCTTTACAGTCTGGACATGATAACTTAGGTCCAGCGTATTGTATTTCTGATAATTTCATGGTTGTATTGTTAATAGTGATTGTTAATTATTAGGGTAGGATGAGGGAGGGCTCGAAAAAATGAGTGTCAATAATTCATTACCATCAACTTCAGTAGCAATGATTTGAATGGTTCCTGGACCAGCATCTTCACCCATTTTCTTAGCTAGCTCAGGAGTAGAAGCAACACCTACTAATCTAGTAAATGTACAGAAAGTAGTTTCATAAGAATCTCCATCAGTATCTAGTAAAGCAACATAAACAGTCATAAGTTCTATGTATTAAGGACAACAACATTATCATCCAATAAGAAAGAAAAAAAAGGGGAGCCTACTTAGCTCCACCTTATTACTGGGAGGGAGAGTAAAAAAAAGGGGAGCCTACTTAGCTCCCCTTTTGATCTACGCACCAAAGTATGGACGACCGTCTTCCAGGCCAATGGTCATGTTTTGCAACAAGTCACCATGTTCATTTTGATCAAATGCATCATCCATCTTCTGACTTTCGGCAGCAGCTTTGAGCTGACCTGCACCAACAAGAATTCTACGGTTGCTGTCCTTGAATAGTAGAATGTAACCTTGCCAGTTACTGGCTTTGCCGGAAGCGTTCTTACCTCCGTCATTCTTGTAATCAAACGTCTTCTGCACTTCGCACTCCTGTGCCGGTATGGTCTCACCGTTGGCTGTCTGCAAACCTGGATCTGCTTTAAGCCCCTGCAATCTTTTGTTTTCACTCATGATTTTGGGTTTTGGTTAATAATAAAGATTTAAATTGCTGTGAGGTACGGGGGATCGCTGGGGGGTACATTGGGGATATACACACACATTTAATTTTCACATACATCAGGGGGGCATATTCTCACGTAATTTTCAGGTAGGAGGATGCGGGCATGCACTCCGGGCTATACTATCATCCGCTTCCTTGGGAGCATAGGGGGGATTGTTATATCTTTGTACCTCCTTGTAAGGGAGGAACCGTGGTTGCATCCATAAGAGTTTCACTTCTGGTTTTGTTAGGATCCAGGAGTTCTTAGCAACCACACGGGCCCCAGGCGACAGCACCTTCCGCTAAGTTGGATAGCTACCTGGGGTTCCTTTTTTTATGTATCTTTGCATTGCCTATATTCAGGATTACCACCTTAGAACCCGGGCGACAATATCTCTTTCTGACTTCCCAAGAGGTATCCTGGTTACTTTGTTGATAAATATTGGGTAATATATCTTAGAAAAATTTGACGCTTCGCGTAGGTTTTGTATATTTGTATTGAAACTCTAATGCCATTGTATTTTAAAATTATTACCTTAGCACCCGAAACTTTTATTTATTAATCTAATCTGAATTATTATGACAGAAGAAACACAAGATCCGGCAGAGAATACAGACGCAGGTGCCCAGGCACCAGCCGAAAGTACCCCTGCCACTCCAGGTATCACCGGAGCTGATTATCTCCCCGGAGGAAGTCAGTATGATGCTGCACAGGCAGCAGAAAAAAATGCTAAAGAGCAAAGAGAAAAACTTCAAGCTGAAAAAAAAGATCAGCCCCAGCCGGAGGGGCCTACCAGCGAAGTGCCTCAAGCGGGTATTCCGGCAAGCCAGGAAAATGCTCCGGTTGCGGAGCCGGTGGCTGATCCTAATCTGACTCCTGCTCCGGTTGCACCAGGGAATCTTCCACCACAAGATCCAGTTGCAGAAGAGCCAGTTCCTGCAGAAACAACTTCCGAGCAACCATTAAGTGACACTCAGGAGAAAGCTGCACCACAAGCTGAAGAAGCCGAGAATGCACCGGAAGCTCCACAAGAGCCACCGACTGCCACACCGGGAGAGTAAGCCAGTGACGGGGAAGGTTGCTACCGTGCCCCATGCAGCTAATTAGAGGTTGTGCAAATGACACGGCCATCAGAAAGGGGCCTGAGCACGAAACTTAGGTCCCTTTTTTCACGTAAAATAAACAATCATGCCAGATCCGATAGTAGGTGATAATGTTAAGTTAAAAGGTGAATCAATAGGAGCTGTCACGCCAGTAATGACAGTCAGCCTCTTTGCAGATCCGGTTGTTACCTGTGATTATTTTGATGCTACACTCATAAAAAAGCAGGAGACCTTTGATAAGGCTCAATTAGATATTGTAACCGCAGTATAAAGATTAAAAGAATGTCAAGATACAAGACAGAAGTAAAAGAATGTCCGATATGTTTCGGGGGTGGAATTATTCCTATGATGGAGTACAAGCTCAGGGTGAAGATGATTATCAAGGAAAAGGCCTATGATGATTGTCCGCTATGCAGAACATACGGCCAAATTCAAACAATTCCGGATGCCATTAGCGAACGGGTGCATATTCATACCGGGCAACGTCCCGAGTAGCAAGAACTCAAAGCAGTTCGTTCACGCTAAAGGAGGAAGGCCATTTCTGGTTGACTCTAAAGTTACCAGGGAGTACAAGAAAGCTACCGAGTGGTATTGGGCTATGCACAAAAAGGATTTCTTGAAAATGGTTGGTGATAAATCATTTCCATTGAGAGTCAAGTTTAGATTCGTCAGGGGATCCAGAAGAAAATTCGATTATGTCAATCCTCTCCAAACCGTCCAGGATATCATGCAGAAGTATGGGTGGATTCCGGATGACGACTCAGACCACCTATTCCCTTTATTAGAAGGATATTCATACGACAAGCAACAACCGGGTGTTTATATCTCTTTGGAATAAATTGAGATTTTCTCAATTTTATTCATTTTATTTACAGCCAAATTCCAAAGATGCCAAAAGACAAACCAGATCACAAGGTCGAAAACAAATCAGACAGGTATTGGATCAAAGCCGGTGTTGCAGTAGCACATCGGGATTGGCCAAATAGAAAAATGCTTGTTGATGAAATCAAAAAACAGTCCAAGACAATCAAGGACGAAAATGGAAATGACATTCGCAAGAAATTTGTTGTCGGTGTTGATTGCCATTGGTTCGATGATGACGGGCGGTATGACAAGGGTAGATTTCTCACGATGGAACTTATTCCATTCACTGATGGTAACCCGGACCTGACAGAAAGCGTAGAACCACAAGAGGAACCGGCTGTTGCGGTGGCTGAGTGATAATGATGCTCTTTGAATTAAAGAACGGAAAGGTCAAAGTAAGTCCTGAGTCTCTGTCGATTCCGGAAATCAAAGTCCTTTATGATAAGGACAAGACGAAGGACAAAGAAAGGTTTCACAAGCTTATCGACTACGTGTACCACTGTTATGATAAAAATAGTCCATTTCATGACGTATTTTTAGAAGAACGAAAGATCCTGGTTGGCCACGACAGATTCCAAGACAAAAAGTACCCTCAGAAATTAGAGAAGCTTGAAGAAGTTCAGGCGTTGATCAAAAAGTTAAATATCCTTCAATATTCCTACGCGGAACAATTATTGGAGGGGGCTAATAGAAAGATAGAGCAATATCTTCAGTTTTGGAAAGACACCAAACTTGATGAAGATAATCACAAATTGGTGGTTGAAACAATGGACGGTGCCGAAAAGCTTTTGAAATTACAGGAAAGATTCAAGCAGCAGATATACAGAGAAGCCCAGGAGAAGGCAGTAGGGGGAGGAGTAAAAACAATGTTTGAAGACAGCGAGAATCAATGAGTACAATGTTTAGAAATAGAGGCAACCACTCAGTCTTCCCGGACAAGTCCGTCGAGGAAGAGAGTTCGCTTTTTACCAATGAAGATGAATGTTGTGCCGGCCTTGCTTGCGATTGTCCTGCGGAAGATACAGGATCATGTTGTAACCAGTCAACCACATCTTCATGCTGCGGTGGATCTGGCATCACCACAGAAATCACACCGGAATTAGTAGAACAGGATTGTATAAATTGTTAATAAAATCAAAATATTATGTCACTTATATTCAGAGAAAAAGGTCTTGATCCATTCAAAAGGGATCCACATGTAGGAAACGGTATGTTCTCAGACGAGAATAACGGAAATACATTTCCAAGTATATGGGGATATAATTCCCATAACCTGAAACAACGTATCTCAGATGCGTGTTGCAGCCCAATAACTATTCCAAATCCGGAACTTCATCATTTTTATCCAACTGTAATGTCAGGTGGAACTCAAAATGAATTCTTCATCTTCAAGTTTGGAGATGCATTTGATGGGTTCTGTTGTACATAAAAACTTAAATTATGCTTTTAAATATTCTTTTCCGAAATACCAAATTGTTTCTCGATGAGAAAACTGTATTTGGTGATACCTCAATGCGGAGTCATGGTGGACCGGGCGGAGGCCGCAGTTCCGAACTTCGTAAAGCGGGCATTATTGACTGGGCACCAAAAGGTGAATGGGATGAAGGCGAAGAAACCAGGGACACCGTTACCGGTGATTATTTTGTGGCAACCCAGGATTTCAATGGCCTCGACACATTTGCTCTTGAATTTGCTGCCGGTTTCTGGTTGCAGATTGCCGGGCCAAGTGCGGTTGCGGTAGAAGTCAATGACACTGTATTTGTTGATGCTGCTTACGGGAATGACGGATTGGGAGCGAGAGAAGACATGTCAAAAGCATTCGCCACAATCGAAGCGGCTGTTGCTGCGGCAGTGGCCGGTGACACCATTCATGTCTGGCCGGGCACATACGCCCCGGTAAGCAACCTGGCAACAAAACAACTTGATTTTCATTTCGCCACCGGAGCTGTGGTTAATGCAACCATTATCATATTTGATATTTCCACGGACATCCCGATAACTGTCACCGGGCACGGAGTATTTACAAGTTCACTTCAGGTTGTTCGCCTGGCTGCCCTTACGGGAAGTATAGTTTTTGAAGGAGACAGAATTACCAGCACAGGAAACAGTACTCTTGAGTTTACGCAAGGGGCATTCCGTGTTGAAATTCCCAATATTTTGAATTCTGATCCCAGCACAGGAAATGCTCTTTTGTGTAATGGCGGTGCCCAGGGAGAAGTTATTGCGGATAACATCAGTAAGTCCACAGATGGCGGACATACAATTCAATTTATAGGATGGACAGCCGGATTGGTTCAATTGTTCATCAATAATATTTATTCACCAACAGGGGCACTTAATTTTGCTGCGATCAAAACAGACAGTACCAACGGAGCAGCTACAAGTCTTGAGGTTTACGGAAAGATCAGGGATACAAGAACAGCCATGACCGCTGCTGCGACAGATGCAAATGCAGTTGTTTGGCACGAAGCAGGAGATCTTGAGATTGTTGGTGATATAACCACTGCTCTTTATCGTGGAATTGTTACGGCCACCGTAACCGGTGGTTCTCTTCTTCACAGGGGACACATCACATCTAATCATATAGACGAATCAGTTTATGTTGGGTCCGGCACAAAAGAAGTGAGGATTTATGGGGATGTCATCAACACAAACGCCAGCGGTTCCGGTACAGGATATGTCATTTCTATTGGAAGGACCACCGTAACCGCCACAGTGAAACTTGGTAATAAATTATTTCATAAGGGAGTCTGTCATCACCAGGGCGTAGGCACGGAAGATGGCTATTTTAAAGGCGGGGTTGCTCCAAGTGATACCATTCTCGTTCTTGACGGTGGAAAGATCATTGCTCCCAGTGAATCAGTTGTGCCGGAACCTGCCACCACTCAAGATGTGAAAATAACCGGATTTGTAACATCTAATGTACCAAATAACGCAAGTATCAATCCTCAGATCAGTTCAATATTGGTTGATGCTCTTGTTGAATAACTACATACAATGGACAAAAATATTATACAAGGTGTAGGTCCTGCAATCGAGCAAACACTCGGGATCAGTGACTATGAAGTAGCTGTCAATGCATTCAGCGTAAAGCTTAGTGCTTATATTGATAATGGTGCTTATTTCATAACTCCTGATGTCAATAATTCCGGTGCTTCCACTCTTTCCATAGAAGGACTTGCTCCAATAAGCATTTCAAGGAATGGCGGCGGTGCACTACAAGCTAATGATCTTGTTGCCGGAATGACGTACATGCTCATATACAATGCTGCTTCATCGAGGTTTGAAGCGATTACTTTGGATTTTCCAACATGGGCACAAACACTTGCTGCCGGGCCTACATCGGGCGGTAATCATCCTAATTTGCTTGACGATGACGAAATTCGCTTAGGAACAGGGTTGGATGGAACACTGAGGTATAAAAGTGCTTCCAATACAGTCGAAATGTTTACTGTTGACGGAACGGATATTATTATTACTGCCGGTGCAGCCATCGGAAGATTATTTCTGGGATCCAATGAATTGGTGGATCTCGCATCTTCTAATATCACAATCGGAGCAGGTGCTGCTAATTTTGTCAGAATAGGTGCTTCTGCTGTTGTTTCAACAAAACTGACCGTGCAAAGCGATGCCACTAATACTTACGCTGCCCAATTCATAAGTTCTGCTTCAGCACCAATAATAGCAGCGAGGGAAGACGGCTTAGTGGGTATTGGAACAATTACGCCAAATGCGATTCTCAATGTAGTGGACGATGGAGTAGAAGCCAATGTATTAAACATCGAAAGCAGCACATTGGCAGATTTATTCACAGTTCAAAGAGGCGGAGGTGTTAATCTTGGTTGGGCAGGGGCAAGTACCGATTTTAACTTATATATCAGGAATATAAGCAATACGTTTGGCACATCTGCTTATATTTGGAATGGCGGCACAACAGGAACAGATTACGGAATGCAATTATTTGCAACCGGAGCAGGAGGTACGCTTCATGTGGGATTGGCAATTGGGGCAACAGGAGCAACTACGAATTTAGCTATCTCGTCAACACAAGGCGATTTTCAATTCTCCGGAGCCAACCAAAGACTTAGCCTGGGAGTTGCTTTATCTACCACGGCCACAGCAATAATCAGACAGATTAATACTGATCTGCCTGCTGTTGATAAAGCCCTGCACACTGTTACTCAAAAAGCAACAGGTACGAATTATTCTTTGTTTGCAGAAGCAAAAGTAACATCAACCGGAACTAATATTGCAGGATATTTTGATGCAACAGGTGGGGCTACAAATTATGGATTACTTGTAGCGAATGGTTCGGTAGGTATCGGAACCACTACTCCAGACGCATCTGCATTATTGGAAATGGTTTCAACTACTCAGGGATTATTGTTACCAAGAATGACAACCGTACAACGAAGTGCAATTACCTTACCAGCAAAGGGATTGCTTTTATACAATACCACAACCGACCAATGGGAAGGCAATAACGGTACGCCAGCAGTCCCTAATTGGGTAATAATAGGATAAAATGGGAGAATTTTTTGAAGTAACCGAGGCAGGAATTGATTTAAAGACGGCTATTTTGCCGAACAAGAACATCATTCCGCCACAAATTACAGTAGACCAAAACAATTACAGCCCAACAGGGCTTGCTACTTGTAATAGTATTCATTTGGATTCAAGCGAAGCTGTTGATATAACAGGGCTACAAGCCCCAACCTCTAATGCTCCCCAACTTATTTTCATTGTGAATGTAGGCGGTTTTACAATTACCTTAACAGATAACGATGCTTTGAGTACGGCAGCAAATAGATTTCTTATGGGGGCTGATTTAGTAATAGATGCAGAAAAAACGGGAATAATCAAATATGATTCCGCTAATAATCGCTGGCGGGCTTCAAATACATCAACAATATAATGAAACTCTATTTAGAAAATAACGAATCAATCCCTGCCGTAATAGTGCAGGATGATATTACAGCCGCACCAATAGGTTTCACCGAAGCCTCAACGGCAGAGAACTTTGACAAGTATTGTGAAAGAAGGGCAAAGGATTTTTCTGGCTTAGGATTTGGGGTATTGAGCCCTTCTTATTTGCAAGTGGATTTCTACGATTGGAAAACCTTGCAGGAAATAATCAAAGCCAAGATTGAGGCAATAGCGGGAGCTACTTATGCAACATGGGCATTGCTTTCGGCAACAGAGAAGCAAATAGCCTTGAAATACTGCCCCACTAAAATCATAGACGGACAGGGGCTTGTATTCTTTGCAACAGAGGCGGGAGGAGCAGTGCAAGCGGATGAATATATTCGCTATTATATTAAGTCAGCATCAACTGGCAGAAGCGTAAGATTTGATAAACTTATTAGCTATGCCTATAATAAATTGGGAAAAGCAGACGGACTGAAAGCCGAAAGGCAGTTAAGAAAGGATTTTGAGAAAGACCAGTTTGAGCAGTTTGGAACATTGTTAAAAGCAGAGGACGGATTGGAGGGCATTGAGGATTGGTTGCTTAGCACAGCAACTACTATCTACGCAACCAACGGACTGATTTCACGGCTGACCAATGCAGAGTTTACAGTTGATGACCCTGCATTGACTGATCAACAATTCTGTAATAATTGCAGAGACATAGTAAGAAGCGGTAAAAGTTTTTAAATCAATTTTAATACTAATTATCATGGCAACGAAATGTAATCAAATCAACGACTCAATTTCTGATCCGACAGGGGGTACTTCTCTCACGGGAATAGTTGCTGTTGTTACGGCAGCACAAGGAGCTTCAACCGGTGGCGGAATGGGGGATCTCACATTCAATTTGAAATTGCAATACTTTAGCAGTGTGGCAAATTTAGATTCGGGGAAAGAACCATTATTGTGGAGCAATCTACAAAGGCAGTGCCAAGTGACTATCACAGAAGCAGAATGGGACAGCAATGCTATTGCTCCTAATGATCTCATTCACGACAAACTCAATGCATGGCTTCTTGATCCTGCCGGTGGCGGATACTCTAATGTTGTTGAAATTGTTAAATAATGAACAATGGCAAAACATTCTGGAAGCAAGTAAGGGATAAATCCATTACTGCTCTTGTGACATTAACAATAGGTGCCGTTGGGATACTTATTGTTTTTGCTTTTGATACCTATGAGGTGGTAACAAAGACGGTTCCTGAGATGAAAAAGGAATTTGCTGTTCTTGAAGATACTGTTAAGAAAGCAGAAGCCAGGCCGGTTAGGATCGAAGGAGAGGTCATTCAAATGAAGCAAAGCATTAAGAATATCAATACTGATATCGAAGCCATTAATCTGTTGATAAAAGAAAATGCAGATAAACAACAAGACGATATGCAAAAAATACTACTATTGCTTATTGATATCAAAGACAAATAATTAACCAGAAAAACAGACTAAAGATTATGAAACTATCAAACGGAACAGTAAATGCTCTTGTTGGCGTCATAGATGCCATCGCAACCAAAGAAGACCTGAATTTAAGTGTTAAGATCATGCTTGCTCTTTCAAAAAACAGGAAGGTGCTTGTTAATGAACTTGAAGTTGTCGAACAAGTTCGATTGAAATTGGTTGATCAATATGGGGAAAAAAATGAAAATGGAATTTCTGAAGTAACTCCCGAAAATCAAAAGATTTTCAATCATGAATATATGGAGTTAATGAATCAGGATGTCGATATCACATTACAAGAAATCAAACTCAGCGAATTTCTTGAATCTACTGAAAAACTGGGAGGAATCCCAAATATGCATTTGCTTTTTGATTATTTAATTACAGATAACACCGAAGTTGCTCCTCCAATGGAACATGAATCCCCACGAGAAACACCAATAGAGCCAACAACTCCACAATCATGAGACCATCAGACTTATCAGCAGATCAATTAATCGAAACGCTTAAAGCGAAAGGTTATGTCATTTTTGAGAACGATACCCAAGAATACAACCTCAACATCATCGGAATTCGTGCCATTTCCAGGGAACCCAATTCATTCGATGATCTTTTTGTTGTCATGTGGAAATATAGTGGATCATGGTATTTCCATGTCCATACCGGCACCACTGATCCCGGAACTTATTGGTTAGAGCATCCACTCAACAAACTCGGAACTGCTATATTAAAGCCAGGACAGTATCGTGGATGCTGGCAGTTAGGTCTTCACCAGGGTAAATATGATGCTCTCACTCAACGTAAAAAAGTTACTGTCCTTCGTGATGATGACAAGGACAAGGAACTTGATTTTGATACCGCAAAAGAAGAAACCGGTTTTTTTGGAATCAATCAACATCGTGCTAACTCTAAATGGGAAAGTGTTCAAGTGGACAAATGGAGTGCCGGTTGTCAGGTAAGAAATGATCCTGATGAATATGATGACTTTATTTACTGGTGCAAGCAAGCTGAAAAGCTTTACGGCAACAGTTTCACGTATACATTAATCGAAGAAAAAGATTTGATATGAAAAGCAAACGCATGAAGTCAATGACAATTGTCTTGATTGTAAACTTTTTGATTTTTGCCTATGGAATCTACAAAGGAGTAGATCTTATGGCTCTTGGAACCGGATTGGCTGCTCTTAATGCTCCGTTGTATATGTATTTATGGGGCGAAACAAGCAGACCAAGCGGTACTAATAAGAATGGTCAGGTTTTGCCAAAAACACAGTAATGACTGATCTTAAAAAGGCAGACAAAGGATTAGATACTGTTGATAGTATCTTGACTAAGATTGGCAAGATATTTAAAAAGCATTGGTGGGTTATGCTCATTTTGTTGGTTGTTTGGTTTTTCTATTGGGCACTGACATCAGAAGATGAGGGATATCCAGAAGATCCTTATTATGACGAATATTATGATGAAGGATATGATGAAGACGGCCAGATTTTACCAGAATGATGGTAAATAAAGGTCATATTGTTCTTTGCATATTGTGTGTTCTGTCTTTAGGATTGAACGTGTACTTGTGGATTCAGGATCCGAAAACGGACACTGAATTTATTGAGGAGAATGCAAGATTAAAAGAAAGCATCCGGATAACCCAGGAACAGCTCGAATTCAAAAAGGTTGAATATGTCAGCTTAGAGCAGCGATCAGATTCGCTTCAGGCGGTAATCGCCAGACAAGAAGAAAATCCAGAAATCATACACAAGAAATATGAAGTTATTCGCAACAACATTCGCACTCTTAATGCTGATGGGACTATCGGGTTTCTCTCAGCAGAGTTATCCAAAGAAGATAATCATTGATGGTGATACTTGTGTCATAATATCAATCGGACAAGCCCGGAAGATAAATGGCATCATTGTCACAAAATATGAATATCAAGAGCTAAGCGACACCCTTTTTTCTCAGAATAATAATTACCGATCATTGGTAATTGTCAAAGAAGATCAGATTATTAATTTAGGTGATCAGATAGATCTTCAGCAGGCAATAATTGATGACCATGAAAAAATATCCGAGAATCTGCAGTTGCAGTTAATCAGGAAAGAAAAGAAAATCAAGAAACTTAAAGTTACAAGAATCGTATTTGCAGTTGGTTCTGCTTTTATAGGTTCTTACTTAACTTATAAGTTAATTAAGTGATGTTTACCAACACAGAATACTTTTCGCCAGTAGTTAAATACGGTATTACCGGAGCACATCCTAAGTCCGTAGAGTATCAGTTATGGTGGAAAGAACAGCGTGATCGTTGCTTGAATGGTTATTCTGTTGCCGGAACAAAGATAACCGGTGATTATTATTGGTATTTGAATTTCTGGAAGATTCGCGGAACAAAAAAAAGAGGAGGAAGAAAAACTCTCATATCCCCAAGATTTCTTGATATGGATCTTGAGTATTTTGATGCTCTTGATCAATGCAGAATTCAAGGAAAGCATATGTGTGTGGTAAAGAGAAGGCAATCTGGTTTCTCTGAGAAGCACGCCTCTATCATGGGGAGGGAGTTTAGTTTGTTTCCTCATTCTCAAACGGTAATTACTGCGGGAGAAGAAAAGTATTCCAACGCAACCATGAGGATGGTTTTGCGTGGTCTAAACAGTTTGAATGATACGGAATTCTACAAGAGAAGAAACCCGGATAAGCTTGAGTTTATTCAGTCCAGGTATAAGGTAATCGTCAACGGTACTCCGGAATGGAGAGGTTATCAAAGCGAGGTGTACAACAGGACATCTCATAATAATCCACAAGCTACCATCGGATTATCCCCTTCCCTTATTTACTTTGAAGAGGGCGGAAAGTTTCCCGGGCTTATTGAATCATTCAAATATATTCAACCGGCACTTGAGGCAGAAGGAGTGGCAACCGGTCTTGCAATTATCGTAGGCACCGGAGGCGATATGGAAAAAGGAGCTGCTGATCTTGAAGAAATATTTTATAATCCCGATGCTTACAATATGATATCGTATAAAAATAATTACGATGTAGGTGGAGAGCCAACCGGTTATTTTGTTCCGGGATGGAAATACTTTATCATTGACAGGGATGGCAACAGCGACAAGGATGCTTCAACTAAAAAGATACTGGAAAATCGTGAAAGGGCCCGCAAATCAACAAAAGCCAATGCGTTTATTACTGAGATAACGCAGATGCCGTTGATTCCGGATGAGGCGTTTATGAGAACCGGCGGGAATATGTTTAACCAGGCAAAGCTTAATGAGCAATTTGCAAGAATTAAAAACAATAAGAAACTCAGGGCAATGCCCGATCTTGGAAGATTAAGATGGGTGAAGAACGAACTTGGTGTGATAACAGATGCAGAATTTTATAATGATGATGATGGCGATGTTTTAATTATGGAACATCCGGAGCGTGACGAGAACAAAGAGGTGTTTTTGAATTTGTATAAAGCCGGCACTGATAGTTATGATAGGGATAGTGCTGAGACATCTTCATCGGAGGGTTCTTGTTCTATTATCAAAACATTCAGAAATGCCGAAGCAACATCAAGAATGTTTGTCGCCAGGTACACCGGAAGGCCTCCTGAAGCAAATGAATTTTATGAAACAACAGCGAAACTTTGCATGTATTACAAGGCCCCTAATCTTATTGAGTGGTCAAACATTCTTATCTTTGATTGGTATAAGCGAAATGGTTTTGAAGGTTATTTGAAATTACGCCCAATGATTGCCTATTCAAATACGAAGGACAGCAAGGCTTCTAATCGATATGGAATTGATCCATCTACTAAGGATTTCTGGATGCTTTCTTATCGGGATTATATCGAAAAGAATGTTGAGAATATGTTTGATCTGGTTCAGATTGAAAAAGCGATTAAGTTTCGTAAGGATCCTAAATATAATTGTGACATTACAATATCCTCATCTCTCGCAATAGTACACATGCTTGACGATATAGATATACAAATCAAGAAAGTTGACAAGAAACCGAAAAACGATTTTCTGTATTACAAGAGTTCAAAACATGGTAACTTTGAGCGAGGATTTGAAAAATCAATAGAAAAAGAAAAACCAGTAGCCAATGCCATTGCCTAATCAAAACATACCAGAGTGGAAGAAGGACAAGGACTGGATGATCAAGTGCTGTGCCTCCATTGTACAGATGTCTCAAACCAGTCGTGTATCAAAAGCCAGGGATAAGTTCTGCTATGATATCTGGCATGGTATTCAGGAAGAATCAAACTATGATTATCTCAGAAAGGTGGGAGATTATGAATATCCTGCCAAGGTTCGCTTTGTTCCTCTTATTCGTCCTAAAGGTGATCGCTTGATTAGTGAGGAAACCAAGCGGCCATTCAGCTTTCGTGCATATACTATTGATACCACCTCCATTAAGAGCAAAGAAGACAAGAAGTTTGAATACATCGTTGGTAAAATGACTGCCAACATCAAAGGTATTCACGACCAACATGCTCTTGCTCAAAAAGAAATTGCTATTCAAAAATCTCAAATTCAACAACAGGTTGCTCAATTTCAAGAATCAGGAGAACCAATTCCTCCTGAAATGCAAATGCAGGTTGAACAAATCAACACCCAACTCGACTATTCTGATTACATAATTAATCATCAACGGATCCTTTCTTCTGACGAATTAGAGAAGACGGAATTTCTGTTTAAATATGATTACAAGGAATTCCTTGAGGTCTTATCTGAAAGAGGAGTTCAATATCTTATTGCCAACCAAGAACTTCATCAGATGTTTTCTCAGGGCATGGAAGATCGCGTGATCACTGACAAGGAATATTATTATGTTGATTGGGAGCCTGGGATGCCTGATCCTGTTGCCAGGAAGACAGATATCATGGGATTTTATTATGGTGGCGATAGTGAAATTACAGATGTTGGTGATGCAGAATGGTGCATGGAAGAGCGATGGATGAGTGTCAATCAGATAGTTGATGAGATGGGAGACGAGATTGACTTCGAGGCAATGGAAAAACTCAAAAAGAGGTCATCTTATATCAACACTCAATCAGGTTACGGTTACGGATCTTATGGCTATAATCACGGTGCTAATAGTATTGGCTCCGGGAATACTTCAGTTGATGGTTGTGGATCAGATACGCTATATGGCAATGCTGAGGATTATGCAAATGTAATTCGTGTATCCATGTGTTACTGGCAATCACCGAGAAAACTTGAATTCAAAAAGTCACCTAATCCCCATCAAGAAGGCAAATTCTTCACTAAACTAATGAAGGATGGCGATAGAGTCAGGCCAGACAAAGGAGAGGAAAAGGAAAAGGGGTACATAAATGATTTGTATGCGGGCGTTGTTATCGATCAGGATATTTTTCTCAGAACCAGAAAAAAGAATGTAGTAAGGCGTATAGATCGATATTCTCGCATTAAGCTTCCTTATGTTGGGCCTGCGTTTAATTATTATACCAGGCGTCCGTATTCGCTTGTTTGGGCAGCAAAGGACATTCAGATACTATACAACCTCGTTCATTACCACAAAGAGTTGTGGATAGCTCTATCGGGCGTAAAGGGGTTCATTATGGATAAGAGCCAGAAACCCGAAGGAATGAGCATGACCGAATGGACATATCAGAGAAAATTGGGAATTGGTTGGATACAGAGTGTTCGCTCCGGGCTTAACCGGCAACCTACCTTTAATCAGTTCCAGCAGTTTGATGATACGCTTGGGCAATCCATTCAGTATCTTTTAACTGTACTCGATCACCTGGAATCTTTATGTGGTGACGTAATGGGTGTTTCTCGTCAGCGTATGGGTGAAGTGGCTCCCACTGATCAGGTAGGCACTACCGAGCAGAGCATTCAAATGAGTAGTTTGGTCACTGAGATTATGTATTACAAGCACGATAAGGTCAAAAAGGAAGTTCTTACCAGGTTGGCTAATTTGTGCAAGATTGCATGGAAGGACGGAAAGAGGGGTTCTTATGTGCTTGGTGATATGGGGCAGGAGTTGCTTAATATTCCAAAAGGTCAGATCAATCGGGCTGACTATGATATATTTGTTTCTGATAGTGGCAAAGAGAATAAACTGATTAATGATATGCGTCAGGTTGCTTTTGGTACATTTCAGAAAGGTGAAATGAATTTTGCCCAAATGGTAAAAATGTTCCGTATTGAAAATATACGTGAACTGGAAAAAACTGTTGATAAATATACTGAGATTTCCAGAAAAAATAATATGGAGGATGAGCAAGCCAGGAGCCAGATGGTAGTACAGCAAAAAGAAGCCGACAATGAGTTTAAAATGCTTCTTGAAAAGCAAAAAGGTGACATAAAGCAATTGTCTGTTGATGTAGAACACGCTAAACTTGATTGGGAAAAACAGAAATTTAATATAGAGCAAGGTCTTGCACAGCAAGAGCAAAGCGTAGAAGCTAATCAAGGTCAGCAGAAAATTGACAATGAGCAGGAAATGGAAACTGCCTTCCTTCAGGAAGACAAACGGCAAGCGAATATGGAATATGAATTAAGTAAAACTGAACTTGCTATAAAGGGGATCGAGGCGACTATTGATGATGTTCAGGAGGGAAATAAAAAGAGACCAGAAAAGGTGTCTGATAAAAATTAACTATATTTGACCGCAGAAACAAGAACTAAGTTAACTAAAATTACCAAAATGACAGAACCAAAACAACCAGATCCAGCACCAGAACCAGCCCAAGAGCCAGTTCCTGTACCGACAATCGATCCCAGTGCAGCACCTAACCTCGATGCTCTTTCCGCACCGGAAGGAAGTGAAGTGATTGATGTTAATCAGGATCCTGTACCAGGAGCACCTGATCCTGCACCTCAATCAGAAGAAGACCTCCTTGATCCCGAACAAGATCCGGCACCGCATATACATGGTGATGATTTGACAAAAACAATGCCTGAAGTTAAGCCATCGGGAGAAGCCGATCCTGCACCGGCAACAGATCCCACCCCTGATCCCCAGGCAGATCCTGTACCCGATCCGACACCTGATCCTGATCCAAGCCCGACAACAGATGAGCCGTGGCAAGATGTGTTGGCAAATTTTAAAACAAAAATGGGATTGCCGGAGGATTTTAAAGTACCCGAAACCGTAACCGGTGAAAATTATGTTGAGTTCATGCAGGAAGTAATGCAGTATGCTGCGGAACAACAATTACATCCAGACGTATTACGAATTCAAAAAGCCCTCGGTGAGGGTGTTGAATTTGACAAGATAATGCAGGAATACAGTACCCTTAGTGATGTGGCCAAGATGCCAGCCGAGGATCTGCTCAAACAACACTTTAAAGACGTTTACAAGTGGGACGATGCGAAGATTGCTGAAAACATCGAAAGTTTGAATAGCAGAGGAGCGGTTGATTTTGAAGCAGACAAATTAAGGGCTGAGTATTCCACCCAACAAGCTCAAGCTGTAGAAAATTTACAGCAAACAAGAGCAGCAGAGACCAAAGCTAAAACAGACTTAACGAATCAACAAAGAACGAATCAGATTACCGAATCGTTAACGGCTATTAATTCTCTTGAGGACGTTTATGGTCTGCAGATCAACAAAGTTGACAAAGCAGAGTTCGCAGATGTTTTTAAGACAATGGTAACGCCAAATGAAGCCGGAGTAGCTCCCTTGATGGAACAGTTGCAAAGCAACGAAAATTTAGTCAAGGTAGCATATATGCTTTGGAAAGGAGATTCAAAAGTCCGTGCAGCAATAACAGACGCAAAAGAAGGAGCGAAATCGGATCTTCTCAGCAAGATAGATCCAAAACCTCGGCCAAAACAAGGTGCTGGCGGAGGCGGACCGGAACCTGGTCAGGTAGATTTGGATGCTTTAACAGCACCCGAAGGGCTACAAGGACCGGCTAACCCGGTATAATTTACTTAGTATTAATCAAATTTGAGAAAACATGAAAATTCTTGGAACTGGTACTTTTGATGCGAACAGAACCACCATGACGAATTCTCTGGCAGCAGCATTGCTGACTCGCCCTGAGATTTCAACCAATGTGGTGAACTTGTTCGAGGATAATTTTACCGCTTTCTCATCCTATTTAGCCAGGAGAGGTCTTGCCAAGAAGGGTTTAACTCCCGACATGACATCTAAGGACTTTAAGGTTATTGGTAACCGGAAGTTCATGTGGGCCCTTAAGGGGTATCCATTCAGAAAAGGTGTCTGTATTGCGGATGCAACTGACGATCAAGGTGGTGCTACGGTAACACCCGGTATCAACGGAAGCGTTTTTCTGCTTTACCTGGATACAAACTTCTTTTCTCCCAATGATACATTGGAATTAAAGGATCGCAGGACCATCATTCAGGTGATGGATGAGTTCCCGTATGAACAACTCAGCGGGCAGTGGGTTTACAAATGTAAACTCGTGACTAATGTTACCGGTGCTTTTGTGCCTCCGGCATTAGTTTCTGATGGAAGTGAAGTTGGCTTTAGCTATACTGCTTTCCATGAAATGAGTGAAACAGGGTATGAGAAAAATACCTTCCCTGAGTGGCACACCAACTACATGACTATCCAAAGGATGCAATTCTCGATCTCAGGATCAGCGAATAGCACCGTACTGTGGGTTGAGCATAACGGCCAAAAGCTGTGGTTCAAATACCAGGAAATGGATATGCTCCGTAGATGGGCTTATGCCAGGGAAAATCAACTGATCTTTGGACGTGCTTCAATTGATCAGAACGAGAAGGTGTTCCTTCGTGACTTGCAAGGTCGTGAGATCATTCAAGGTGATGGAATTGTTGCCCAAGGTGATGCTTCATTGAAGTATCAATACAATACCTTAAATATCCGTGTTCTGGAGAACGTGATGCAGAATCTCCAACTGCTGACCACTTCAGATGGATTAACCGAGGTGTTTGTGATGGGTGGCCAGGCCTTTGTTTGGAATTTCCAACGTTTGATGCGTGATGTATTCAAGTACAATCCACAACCGTTGTTCGTCAGCGAAAAAGATCGCCAACAAGGAGTAAAAGTTGCGTTTAACTCTTACGAAATGGGTGGTGTGAAATTAGTCGTTGCATGGAACAAGGCGATGGATGCCGCTTGGAGGCCGCAGGATACTGACATCTTTGGTGTCAATAAGGAATCTCACAGAGGTTTCTTCGTATCACTGGGGAACACCATTGGTGGAGATCCGAACGTAGAGCTTGTCTCTCTCGGAAACGGTGCTGAAGACCGTAGGTTTGTTAAGAAAGTTGTCACCGGTATGTCACAACCCGGAGGAACTGGCCGCATGGAGTATGCCAGCAACTCAGTGGATGGATACCAGTGTCAGATTCTTTCAGAAACAGGTCTATGTCTGAAGAACCACTTTGGCTTTGCAGAGCTGTATAAGCCGTAAGAATCAATTGTTAATCATTAAACAGACTCAAAAATGGAAAAAAAGACCGTCAGACTCATAGCAGTGGACAGTAAGTACAATGTTGCACCGTACTTCATAGCTCCCAAGTTCAACGAAAAGACAAAGCAGTACGATACCGGCCAAAGCTTCAAAAATGATGAAGAAAAAGCTGCGTGCCCTTATGTCATCGATGAAGAAACAAGTATTCCGGTTAAGCATCTTCAAACCTTTGACCTCAATAATCCAATTGATGCTATTGTTTTCAAGTTCATTATGCTTGATTTGGCATTGGCTGATAATAAGAAATCGGTAAACCCTTTGGTTCATCGTTTTTATGTTGAGGATAAAGAAGAAGAAGCAAAAATCACCATCAGTAAAACAAGGGAAAAAATAGAGGCCTTTAATTTTATTAAAAGCATGTCTCTTGAGGAAATGATGGACTTCGCCCGCCTTATGCAGGTTTGGGCAAGAAGTCTTTCTGCCACTCAAATAGAAGGCAAACTCTATGACCTGGCTGATGAGGATCCGGAAAAGATAATCAGTGCTTACACTGACAGAAACAGGAAACATAAGCAATTCCTCCACAAACTCGTAGATCGTGCTGTTCTTCACATGGAGAATGGCAAATTCATGTACGGTAATGAACTTATCGGCATCAATGAAGATTATTCGATTGAGTGGATGAAGGATCCAAAGAACAACTCACTGATTACATCGTGGGTGAAACAGATCAAAGAACTCGATAATCCTGCTCCTGCCGGGACTGCTAATGATGCTACAATAGAATCTTCAACTGAAGCACCTCAAGAAACTTCTGTTCCTGCTGCCGAGCCAGAGGAAGAAGTTGTTAAAGAAAAAACAGAAGAGCAGGGGACTCCTGCCGAAGCTGAATAATGATCATACGAACCGCACAGCAGATGTATGATGCTACCTTGGAGTTTTACAACAAGGAGCAAACCGGTACGATATTTCCTACCGAATGGGATTTGTTGGTAAATAATTGTCAACATGAGGTTGTTAAGAACCGTTACCATGAGGTTGAGTTAATACAGAAACGCATTGATGATCTTCGGATCCTTCATGTTGTTGATGTAATAGCAAATACAGGAAATAATGTAGCAACTGAAGAACTCTTTGTACTTCCGTACAACGACCAGGCATTTGTTACAACCACGGGAAATCCTAATGGCGACAATCATGGCTATATGTTTATGCTGAATGTTTCGCTCAAACTCAATTACGTGAATAACGTATGCGGGCTAACGGGCATCAGTGATTTCTTAAAAGCCAAGGTGATGAAAAGCGATAAGCGTTTTGAAATCGTCAGGGACCCCTGGAACAAACCGAAGGATGAGCGTGTGTATTACGAAATCATCGGAAATAATGTAAAGGTGATCACAGGAACCGATTCGTGGGCATCTGAATGTCGAATGGAATATATAAGGTATCCAAGAGACATCAGAGTCAGTGTCCCACAGGTGGACTGTGAGCTTCCTATACATATCCGGGAAGAAATCGTAGATTTGTGTGTCAGAAAAAAGCTTCAGCAATCAGAGTCGCCAAGATATCAAGGCAAAATGATTGAGGATGCTCAGTCAATTCAATAATTATTAATCTAAAATTGAGAAAACATGCTACGAAGACAAGCAGACAGGATCTTAATTAACAATATAGATCCTGCTCAAATCGCAAATGTTGTTGTGAATACATCAGCAACTATTCTTCCTTGGGGAGACGTGACTGTGGCATTGGTTAATGCATCTCACAAATCTTGCACTACGGCCTGCGTGCCGAGAGCAGTGACTGTTGAGGTGTTGATTCCAACCACATGCGAGTGTCCGTATGAGTGGTGTCTTCAGGTTACTTGTCTTCCGGACTTGTACGACTATGAGACGCACACCACTTTTCCGTCACCGAAAGTCTATTGCTACCAGGATCCAAATGGAGCTACACCGACAGCAGCAGCTGTTTGTGCAGCAATTACCGCACAGATTAATGCGGATCCATTTGCATGTGTTACCGCAAGTTGCGGAGTCAACACAATTACCCTCACCGGTATTTGTGATTACGACTACAATAAAGCCGCTGTGGGATTCACCACAGGTAACTTCGATGTATTTGCCACATCAGCAAACATCGTAGAAACTGTGCCTTTTGTTACAGCCGTATTGGACTCCAACTACATGAACCGCTTGTTCCCGATTCCTTGGGGACTTCAAGGGGCTCAACCTGACCTGCCGTTGCAGGGGGTAAGTTACTGCGAGTATCACTTCAGGATAATGCTTCCTGCAGCCGAACAAGATCTCGATGGTGCGAGTCATTGGAACGATTACGAGAAAGACGTTTATTTCTACGTACGTTCTCTTGACGCAAACTTTGGAGCTTTTGACGGTCCGATTGCAGGGCTTATTCCTATTGCAAATGGTGGCACTTGTGCCATTTGTTAATCCAAATGAGTTTATTTGGGACAATAGCAATTGTGAGCTTATTCTGCCTTGGTCTGAGAGAAATCACAGACCAGGGCAGAATAGGTTTCCCAATAAGGTTATTCTTTCTTCGTAAATGGATGCCTTTTTGGATTGCAAGGCCACTGATAGCTTGTTGTCCGTGTCTTGCAAGCTTTTGGGGAACTGCTATTTACTGGACAATCTGGTGCTTTCAATCAGATGTCAATGTTCTGAGTATATCTCAATTAGAAGTTGCTTTTGAACTAAAGGAGCTTTTCAGATGGGTTGCGGTGTGTATGAGTGCGTCTTTTGTAAATGCTTTCTTTTGGTTGATTAGGAGTTGGCTTTATGGTATAGTAACCGACTGGGCTGAACTTCGTGAACTAAAGGAGAAGCAAAAAAGACAGCAGCAGGGTAATTTTTAAACGAAAACCTAAACCCTTCACCGTGGATTAACTTTCTTGGTAAGGGGTTTTTATGAATTATGGCTAAACTTTCGGAAATCGGTTTTAGTATCAGAAACCAACTCAAGGGATATTTCTCTTCAGATGATGAAAGGATTGATATAGAGCATATTTATCATGAAATTCATGTTGCCAGAGCGGTGTTGCTCAAGGAAGAAAAGAGGAAATTTGGTTTTATTCGTGAAGACAATTACCAGATATGCGATTGCATACAGGTAAATTGTGATGAACTCGAATGCAGTGGTGTTAAGTCCGGGATCATTGAGTTCTCAGCTCAACTCCCTCCCCTTCTTTTTGGTATAGCCGAACAAGGGATTAAGTATTTTGGTACAATGGACGGCAATCACGCCTTCTCATGGAAGTCATTTACCGGCTTTCAATATTCAGATGCTTCTACATATACAGGAAAGGATCCTGCATACACGATCGTTAGTGGAAAGGCATTTGTAAAGAACTTCCCGGGTTCTATAAAAAAGCTTTGTTACCTGAGAATGATTGCCGTATTGGAAGATCCCTCAAAAGGATGCACCGGCACCAGTTGTTCTTTTGTAAACGAAAACAGTGAATACCCGATAGATCTCAACCTGGTTAAAAAGATTGAGATTATGACGATAAAGCAATTAATGAGTACGCTCCCAATGATGCCTGATGAATCTAACAATGCAAAAGATACACCGAGTCCGGCACCGGAGCAAACTAATCAACCACAACCGCAACGACAATGAGTGAAGAAAGCTTAGGATTACTTACAGTTACCATGGCACATATTATTAATGGCCAATTATTCAAAGTCAATCATCAATTTGAATATACAGCAAAAAGTACCCTGATGGGTAGTTGTGTTTGCGATGGTGAACCAAGAGTTCCAATTATAGTCTATACTGTTTTTGTTGACGGTATGGAGTATCAACTTGAAGAAAAGAATATTGTAGAAACAGATGTGCCGATTCCGGCTGAAAGTCAGGATTTTAATACAGCCAGAAGAGATCAATATCGTGATCCCGCAGGGGCTCAGGCGAAAGCTGATTTTGATGGTATTCGTGTAAATAATGATGCTGCCAGGATTTTTGTTCATGCAAGCAGGATTCAACCAAAAGACGTTTTTAAACATTGAGGTGCAGAAAATTCATAAGCAAAGAGGTCACTGATATTGACTTTGTGTACAGTATCAATGGAATTAATGATGTATTTAATACTAAGCGTTTCCCTTTTTCTGAATTTAAAGAATTAACCGGAGAGGTTGACGAAAGGGCAGCACAGCAAAAAGCAAAAAACATATTTAAGGATTTTCTCAAACTTGTTGCTGATGATATAATTCTTGAGAACAATATATTCATATTGCCCGTAAGGGGAATGGGATACATAATGATAAAGCGTTGTGAAAATCTTGACAGGGATGATTATGTTTACCAGTTTCATTCAGATGGAAAGATATTTACATCTCGCTTTAAGATCAATGACGAATACAGGGAGCGTACAAAGAAAATATTCAAATTTCGTTTTAACCAGGTAAACAGAAACCGAATGGCGGATCTTATTATTAACGGACACAAATATTAGTTATGTCTTTGCAGGAAATGATGTATCAGGATGGAGGCAAAAAGGGTGGGAAATATCCGCCACTTGATTTTAGTCCAAAATCTGTGTCTGAATCTACATCAACAAATGTTCCTGTCTCTGTGAAGTCACAAATAGGACAGCTTAAACAACAAGCAGAGGTGGAGAGTGATCTTGCTGTGTTAAAAGAAGTTGATTTCAGGGAAAAATACAATACCTCAAAGCATAGGTATAAATATGAGAATTATCCTGAATACAAAACCAAAGTCGAGCAAAAAGGAAAAAGAACATCCAAGCAATATGGTTCTGCGGATTATCCGTCCACGGACGTAAGAAGTAAGAAGTATAGCGGTGCTCCGAATTTAGCATTCATGAATCCAAAGGGATTAACAGGAGAAGCATTAAGGGAAGCAGAGGAGTATCACACGGCTATTATTGGTGCAGCATTACCGATCCCTGGAGTGCAGGCAATGGGAAAGGTGCCTGGTGTTGCTTCTGCTGGGAAGAAACTTGTAAATTTAATGAAGAAATCAAAGGTTGCGAAGGTTGCTGATCCTGCATTTAAAAGTACGGCACTATCTAAGGTAGAGGGAAAAATAGCACAATTAGAATCAGGGATTACCGACAGAACGCCAACCCTATTTGATAAATTAAGAAGTGGAGAATCTGCCACTAAGGATACAAAACTATCATTTGATATTCCACAAAAGAGACCTTTTCAGGAAAAAATAAATGAACAATTATCAAGACTTCAATATGGCGAGCAGGTGGTTCCTGGAGCATCTGAAGGAACGAAATTAGGCCCAACTTCTTTTAATACCAAAAAAGGAGAAAGAGCACTGGCTATCGAAAAGATGATTTTGGATCCAAACAAAGGAGTACTTAATATTCCTAAAAAAATCACTCCAGACGAGTTGCTCCTTCGTGCTATCGAATCATTAATGGAACAAAAGGGAGGATTTACTGGACCGATGACGAGATATAATTTATTAGAATCAAGTAAATTGTCATTAAAAGGAAAAAGCACCCCGATTTCTTCAACAGGAAAGAATATAGGAATATTTGCTCCTGGCGAAGGAAACTCCGTCAGAAGTCATTTTGGTTTTAGCGGAAAAGAATTTCCGGTTGCTGGTGATAAAACTATTGGATCTGAGGCATGGCTGAAAAGATATTCAATATTTAAAGATTTTATTGAAAACCTATCTGCTGATAAATTACATAAAGGTATAAGTGTTCCGCTGCAAAAAGATATTGCCAGGATGTATAGACGTGAAGTAGGAAAACCATACACAGGAAAAAAAGCATTTCAGGAAATATCTCCGCATAAAGAAGGTGGAAGAGTTTATTAAAAATTAAATATTAAATCATGGCTTTATTAAAAATGATGTACAATTTTGGTGGTCGCATGACTGATCCAATGCAAATGGACACTGTTTCAAATATGGATAACCTTTATGGCTATGCCGGAGGTGGCACTTTTCGTAGAAATTATCCTGAACTTGCCGATGGCGGGATTGTTAAACTTCCAGGAGAAAGCGACACACAATTTCAGTCTCGCCTTGCTTTTCAAAAAAATGCTGCAAGATTAAGAAATTATGGAAGGCAACCAGTCGCATCAGCGAAAGGCACAATAGGAAGAGTGCCCAGACTTATGAACACGCCATCTGCCCGTGCAACAGCTCCTGGTCAGCTTGGTAGTGCAACCACCGAAGCAGCAAATGAATTTGCAGATAGGTGGGGGAAGTATCTCCAAGGATTAGGTCCACAAACTCGTGAAAAACCAGCACTCACAAATGAATTACTTCCTACTGCTGTAATGACCGGAATTATTGGCGGTAGATCTGCTGGTAGTGGCAGGGCTGCTGGCAATAGAATGGGGTATCGGAATGGTGGTCGTAATATCGCCTCAATGATGTATCAAAATAATCAATAATATGGCAACTCCGGCATCACTCAGTAATCCTTTATTTACAAGGAATCTCAATGTAGGCACATCGGCTTCATCAGACAGGACTTTCATTGCCAGGAAGATTGAACCTGTTTGTGTGGGTAAATATGTGACTATTGACAATGTGATGGCAAGAATAGCCAGGAATGTGAAAGGCAAGAATCTTGATATCGGAGACATTGTTGAATGGTGTGCTGAATGTGAAGTTGAAGAAATTGGTGAATATGAAGGATTTGTAAAGTTCTATGGTGTGCCGGTCACTGTGAAGAAGAACAAAGCAGATCTTCCCTGTAATGTGTATAGAATACTCAGTGTCTTTCGCAACCGATGTGCAGTACCAAAGTATGATTTTGACGGATGTTTTCTCAGGTTTAATTACAATGATCCCAGTACAGTAAGTGATGAATATACCATTGAGATAGATTACCTGGGAGTTGCTGTCGATGAACGGGGATATCCCTTAATCCAGGATGGTCATCAAGAACCTTGCTATTGGTATTGCCTGACTAAGATTTATTTTGAAGATTTTCTTAATGGTAATATCCCTACTGACAGATATGAGTTTATGTTGGACCGTCTTGGACATTATGTGTCCAAAGTGAAGTCATCTATGAGAAACACCACTCGTGACGACATGAATGATGTTGCCAGAATTCTGTACAATATGGTGCCTAAAGTAAGAATGAGCAGAGATGTATAATGTCGATTGCAAGTCCAATCATACAGAATGAGTTCTTTAAAGGACAGGATCGCGACTCCGATGTTCTTCGGATACAGAATGATTCTTTCAGAAATGCTATGGATGTCCGTATCCTGGATGTCAAAGGCAAAGGTTGGGTTACTACCAATATAGCTGGCAATGAAGAGTATTTTCAGCTTACTGAAGGATTCGTGCCGCTTGGAAAAACCGAATATAACGGCATAGCTTACATTGCTTCATTGAATCCCACTACCGGTGCAGGCGAAGTTGGGTGTTTTCCTGCTCCCAGGGCACTCGTTCTTCAGGATTGCACACAAACCGGATTTGATCCATTAGCCAGGACATACGCTCCTTTGTTTAACTTCACAGGAGCTGTTAATGCCAGGTTGCAGCCAAGTCCATCTGCTGTTTTTCGGACCACGTTATTAAATTTCGACATAACCAAGCAGATAGGTATGTTTGCCAGGGAAGATTACGACAATAGCGTTAATCTCTACTTAGCTGACGACAATAACCCAAACAGAGTTATCAACTCAGGGTTTGATCAGAATGGTGATTGTACGGCATTTGCAAGACGATATTGGAATAACTCCTTTCCTAATGTAGTGAATCATATTAATGAGTCAGAGAAGCATTGCGATGTTGCTTTCAATGGCTTTAACCTATCCGGGAAACTACGGGCAGGAAACTGGCATTTCTTTATTCGATACAAAACCGAAGACTTTAATCCAACCTCATTTCATTCCGAGAGTTGTCCTGTTATGATTACCAGTGGTGACTACAATGCAGAGCTCCTCACTCATTTTGGTAAAGAAGCCGAAAAGGAAACAGATAAAAGTGTAAAATTAAATTTGACCAATCTTGATATAGCATATAGTTTTGTTGAAATCGGGTATCAATACGATGCCGGTGGCAATACAGAGTTTGGGTTAGTAGATAAATTATATGACATCAATCCAACAACCGGAAGCATTTCTGTGGAGATCACAGGGCATGAGACATTTGTTAATCTCGGACTTGAGGATCTCTTGAAAAGAAAGACCAGGTTTGACAGGTCAAAAACACACACACATCTTGAAAACAGATATTTTGCAGGCAATGTATCAGATAGCACTAACTTCAATGATGCCGCAGCAGCCGATCTATTGGCATTTGCTCAGGCAATTGTCCCTGAATTTGATGATACGTTCACGCTCCCCAACAAAGAATTGATTGGCCCCATACTGTTCCCTAAGTTCAATTATAATGACGCAACCAATGTGTGTAGTTCCGTTGGTTACTTCAGGGGAGAATCTTATCCATTTGGAGTGGTGTTTGTTCTTACGAATGGGCGAGAGACAGAAGCGTTTCCAACGGAAGGAGCAGATGATTATGCCGGTGCCGGAGGTCCTGTAAATACAGGTGGTGTTTATCGGTTTCCAAATAACGTGGTATCTCCTATTACTGCTGCCAATGATTCAAAGATTATGGCAATTCAATTTGACGTTACTGCTGCACTTGGATTGGTTACTCAATATATTACGGATAATGTAGTTGGTTTTTATTTTGTACGAGGCCACCGCAATCCTAACCTGCTTTACCAGGGAGTGACATTGCCATGCTTTAATGCTACCGGGGGGACAGACCCGAGAGTGTCTTTATTTCCCATGATAATGAATAACCCACAACCTCTTCACAGGAATGACGATGTTCTTCCTATGTGGCCGGAAAAAGACATTGGGCTGCCTGCAACGAAAGAGGCGATGTTCCCCTACATAACCAATTATGATATAGCTCCTGTATTTCAGCGTATAAATACTGCTGTGTTTGGTTATAACGACTTTACAGCAAAGGTTGATGATAAATGGGGATTTTATTCTATGGATCATCATTTTAATGTGAGTTTGGATATTAATAATGGTCATGTTGTTGAGTTTGCTGTTTTATCAGGAATTATTCCGACAAGGGACACAGATCTATCAAAAGAGGCATATTATTTTGATGCCTCAGATCCGCTTGTTATTACGTATGGTGCCGGATTTAATGGCTCAGCAGGGCTTTACAACATAAAAGAATGGGAGAAGTCCAATAATAATCAATACACTTCTTATTTCACCGAAGGGAAAGAGACTGATTTTGATTCTATGTTTTATTTTTTCAGGGAAGATTTGCTTGGGTTATTTTTTGGTGAATTTGAAAACATGGAAATTGCTTCAAATAAATATATTGGGATCGATACCAATGTCCAGAATCTTGAGCAAAAACTTGTGAATATTTATATCACCGATCCACTTGGGGCTGGATATGATGTTGAAGATCTCTATGATATCAAATCAACGTCCTATCATAAGATCAGCAAGTATTTTAAGCTTGTTGATGTGATAGCAACACCAACACTTGTCAATGGAGTGAATTTTTACAAAGGAGATTGTTTTTTGCAAAGAGTGTTTATGAAGCAATTGTTCAATCCTAAGTATGCTACCGGCATGAAAGATGATACCTCTCTTTTGAATTTTGGCACTCCACCAGGATTTCTTCCTGCGGGTATTGATAATTTTTATACTTATGGTGTTTCGTTTACCATTATCACTGAAAATGCATACAATAATGCGTTAAGGCACGAAGGAGTGATAGAAAAGTTCTTTCCCGGATCAATAAAGGACATTGGACGATTTGCCTCAAAGCAAAAGGAGAAGGAAGCAGAAGATTTCAATACCGGCTATAATGTGATCCTTAGCCAAAAAACGTATTTGGGATTTGATGATGAAATTCCTCATCGTGATGATAAAAAACCTGCCGGGATAATATTCAGTACAAAACACCTGTTCGGTTCTTTTGTTGACAGTTATCGTGATGTTGCTATTGCTGCTATCAAAGAGTACGATTTTAGATTAGGAGCGATAACGAAACTTGTTAATTTCAATGGTATTCTTATTAGTATTCAGGAAGAAGGGATCAACAGGCATTATGTGAACGAAAGGGCTATACTGGATAGCGGAACCAGTACAGGCGAGCTTACTATCGGTGAAGGAGACATATTGGCCGATAAACATCAGAATCTCACTGATTATGTTGGCTCTCAGCATCAATGGAGTATTATTGAGACAGATGCCTTCCTTTATGGCATTGACTTCAACAAACGCAAGATATGGCGTGTTCCGAGGCAAATAGCAGCTCCTGAGATGTTAAGCGATAGCAAAAAGGTCAGGTCGTTAATAACAGAGCTTTGTGAACCGGTAGAATCACAATCAGATATCATTAATGAATTTCCGGACAATCCCGTTAGCACTGGTGGTATTGCCGGTTATTTTGACAGGAAATACAATCAGATCGGATGGTCATTTAATTACAACGGATTAGCACCCAACAGAACCATTGTTTTTGATGAATGGTTAGATCAGTTCTATGGAGAACGGTCATTTGTATCTCCATTTTATATTTCCATTAATGAGGATTTTATTTCAATCAATCCAAACAACTTAGATCAGGCATGGTTGCATGATGTTGAACAAATATCAGGGAATGACAATTACACTAATTTTTATGGAGCAGGAGCAAGCGTTTCTTTTGTAGAATATGTCGTGAACCAGGAAGCTGATATAATTAAGGTATTCGACAACCTGGCAATAAGTTCTGATCCGCAGGAACTTCTTCGCATCACTTATGATACGCAACATCAGAAAGCGATTCATTTTCCATTTGTACAGAATCTAAAGTATTTAGATCCAAAGTATGAGGAGAACCAATGGAGGTTGCCGGTAATTAGGGCGACTTCAATAACAAACACAAATAATAATATTTATAGTGTCGGATCCCGGATGAGAGGCCGGTATATGACAACTAAATTAGAATATCAAACAGAAAAACCTATCTTTATCAAATCAATTTTGACGTGGTACAGAAGGTCATATCAATAATTAATACTTAGAAATTATGCCACTCCCAGCATTAGCAGCGTTATTACCAAAACTTATGAGTTTAATGGGTGGTGCAGGAGCCACAGGAGCAACAGCCGGAGCTACTGGCGGTGGTGCAGGACTGCAATCGTTACTTGGCGGAATGGGTGGTGGTCAAGGTGGGGGAAATATGATGGGCGGTCAAATGTTAAAGGGACTAAGTCCGATGAATTTGATGCAGGGAGTTATTGGTAGTGCTACCGGAGACAGGGCAGGGCAATACACCAAAGATGCTGAAGGCTACACTCAAGTAACCGATTCAAGAGAGATTGCAGGAAAAGCGTTAAAAGGAAACCTCATTGGTGCGATAGGCGATGCGATGAACAGAAAAAGTCAGATGAAGAAGCGGGAAAGAGATATTGAAATGGGCAAAGCTGCACATGAGAAAATGGAATTAGCATCAAGTCCGTATGCTAATCCTGATAGCCCGTATTACTCAGCAGCCGAAGGCGGAGCATTTGTATCTAAATACCTGTCACCCGAACATCTTATGATGCTGAACAATAATAACACCAACACTTATGCGATGAAGCATGGTGGAAATTACGGAAATATAGATGGTGCTGGTGGTCCGAAAGACGATGCTATTCTTGCACAGGTTCAACCTGGTGCCCATGTGGTGCCTTATGAAAAGGTGCCGGATATTAAAGCTACATTATATGACATGGGAGTTAATCCTAATCGTGAATATCGTACAGGCGGTGCCAATGGTGCCAACGCTAAAGTAAGTGATGATGAGTTTGTGATGAGTCCTGAAATAACCAGGGACGTAAAGAGATATCTTAATATTGGTGAAGCTGGAATTGAAAAAATGTTTCATCCCAATTCTCCATATAACAAATATGTAAATGCTAATGCTGGAATGAAAATGTATCAGGCAGGCGGGCCTGGCGATCCGGAAGAACCTGTATTGCCTTCCGATAAATCAGTATTGGAGAGCATTGCTCCAAAAGAGGGATTGTTTGGGAGAATGTTCAGGAGAGGAAATCTTCCATCTCAGGAGCAAGTGGCGGGACTTGAAGGGAAAACCATAGAAACAAGAATGCCTAATTTAGAGGGTGTGAACTTTGTTCCGATTGATCCGGCCGGGCAAACGGCAGTTGGTGAAGATATGCAAGGGTTGGCTGGAGAAACCGTGAAGTCGTTTACTGAGGATCAGGTTGCAAAAATGAGAGAAGAATTGAACATTACAGATGTTCCATCTGATAAATACAAATCTCCTGAAAAAGGAATGTATGACATGATGTATGCTGATTATGTATCTCCCACTGGTCCTGCCGGAGCTGAGAAATCTGCAATTTCTGTTGGACCGGGAGGCGAGGTGGTATTTGCCGGTGGAAAAGGAGCTGACACAAAAGCAACCGTCACCGAGGATCTTCTCAAGAAGAGCAAAGGGATGGAAACGGGAGAAAAAATTGCTCAGGGAGCAATGGCACTGCACAATCTCAGTAAGAAATTCGGTGCAGCACCACCTCCGAGCTTCACACGCTTCCCAAGCGTAAAGAGAGATTATCAGCGTTTATTCAAAACAGGACGTGAGGATATTGAGCGTGTTGCTAAGGGATCTGCAAGAAAATTAAAGGAACTTGGGCAAACAGATAAATTGGTTGGTTTGACTGCGGAAGAAATGGCACAAACCAACAAACTCCGAAGTCAGGTTGAGGACATGAGGCAAGCTGATAACATCAAGCAAGCTCTCGGTTCATTCCAGGCAGAATCAAAATTCATGGATGCTAAATACAGGCACACTCTTAGTGAGACAATGAGGAAAGATTTGTTTGCTGACAAAAAAGGAGCTGCGGTATCAAAGAATATAGGAGAGTTTTTTGCTACCGGAGAAGCTGGTCTTCAACGTGAAGCAGATCTCAGGGGAATTGGAGCCGAACACCATGAAATTGATAGCAAAACCAGGTATGATCAAATTTTTCATGATCCTGAATTTGCCCGACTGAGAAAAGAAAAGGGATATAAAGGAATCAGTCCCTCTGAGTGGAGTAGTTGGAGTCCTGAGCAACAAAAAACATTTGTTGATTCTATTTATGCGGATTCGGAAACTGAAGAACAAAAATTACAAAGGTTCCTAATGGTGAAACATCATAAACTAACTGAAGAACAAAAATTACAAAAACTGTATCGATAATCATGGGATTATTTGCACATCTACAATCCGGAGGAAGTCTTGGGTTCCTTGGAACTACAAGACAACGGCAAAGAATTGATTTTAGTGGACTCAAGCCGGATAAAATTACTCCATCGAAAGCAACATCTAAAAAAACAGGAGAAACTATCGAGGGGCTTTCCGGACAAACGCAGGCATACGTAGATATGCAGGATCAGTATTTCGGGGCACATGAACAAGCGTATCGCAAGCATGGTGGAGATCCCGGTTATGTTTCTTCTGATAAAGGAGCACAGCAAGCAGGTGGTCTTATTAAGTATGATGTGTGGAATCAGAATATGATAAAGCATAGCTATCAAGAATACAAGGATCAAACTAAACGGATTGGCGATTTGGGTATTGAGAATCGCATAGCCATGAAGGTTGGCCCAATCGGGAATATGTATCCTAAGTATGGTGCAGATATGTTAGAAGACGGACGTTTGGCGAACATGCTTACGTTGGGTGATGAATTATTATATGCTGATCAAAATGTAAATTATGTAAGGGGAAATGAGCCAGGAAGTGCAGACGGTGTTAAGTTTGCACCATTAGATCTCGATAAGACAGTTTCCAGTGAAGCAAAATTTGCATCCTCTTTAACTTCAGCATTTGCTTCTGTTGGAGAAGCTTCTCGCAAAACCAAAGGCCCAAGACGTGAAGTATTGGGATATGATCCAAAGACAGGCAAACCTGTCTATGGTGATGTAGAAATTGAAACAGTAGAAGATAAAGAATTAAATGCGGCTACAAGTTTCTTTGCCGAGACTACGGGATTTAGGGAAGGAAACATGAAGCAGGTTATGGATGCTGCTCAGCACATGATTGATTATCTTGGAGAAGAAAGTGAAAATTATTTGTGGGGAGAATTTTGGAAGGAAACAGAATCAAGAGATTCAGGAGAACTCAAGAATGATGATGGTACTTGGAATGATATTGAGGTCAGGAATCAATTCCATACTTATGCAGCCAATCGTATATGGGGCTTTAAAGACAAGCTCCTTAAATCAAAAAGAGAGGATATTTATGATGTAAGTTCGTTAGGAACAAGGGACCTTTCAGAAATAGAAGCTGCCACTGCACCTACTTATTACAATGAATGGATACAAGGGAGAGTATCTGGAAAACAAATAAAAACAAACCCAATTATTACCGGTGAGGATGGAAAACCAAAGGTTGCAAACTTTACGGTTGATATCGAGGTGTTAGATGAGAGTACCACGCCTTCAGAATTTGCAGACAGACCAACGGCTGCTTTAAAAGGAGAAAGTCTTGGCGAAATTGCTACCGGTCCAATAAGTTTGCTTGCTCATCCAAAGGAAGGAGATAAGCAAGCAAAACAAGGCGGTGGTGGTGGTCTGTGGCAAGATCCGGTACATTATCAAGGTTTGTTGGTAGATAGAGTAGTTGGAATGAGAACTGATGTTAAGCCTGTTTCTGATGGAAAAGGTGGATATCGTGCTCCAACCGAATCTGAAATAAAAAGAGATGGCCTTACTCATTATATCATCGTAGAATCAATTGTTGCGGAAGGGGAATCAGATGAAATACTATCTGGTATTAATTTTTTAGCCAATACCGGAGACTATCAAGATGCACCACAGGTAATGCCTATTGTTGGTACCGGATGGCAATGGGATGCTATCACTGATGAAGCAGAGGATGACATGCAAGATCTTGTAAGATTTAGCACAATGGATGCCTTTGATAAAGAAACAGTAGTTGTCAGTGGTGGTAGAGATGTTGAAGATATACCAGGATTGGGATGGGGATATGGAGAAGATGTCAGGGTAATTCGCTCTAAGGTGCCGGTATCGGAAGAATTTTATACAATGTTTGACATTGAAGGCACTACGCAGACTATGGCCAAAAAAGCAGGACTTGAATCTTCTGCTATTATACAAAGACAACAATCAAATATCAGGCAGATGAATGAGCAGTACACACGTGCCCAGAAAAAAATGAGTGCACTGAAAAATATAAATAAGTATTCACCTAAAAAGACAGGAACCGGAATACTTAAAGGACTTAATATACCGCCACCTCCACCAAAATAGAACAATATGCCAAACGGAGAAGAAACTTCTGTTATTCAAACTCAGGAGCCAACAGAAGATGAAAAGAGTAAATCTCAGGCTCAACTTCCTGATAGTATTGATTATTGGCCATTAAGGATTTATGAGGGAATGAATGATGATGAAATATCTGAATTCTCTCAATTAATGCAGACACCAGTAAGCATGTCGAATGATCCGGAGGCTTTGTATAATGACTATAAAGAATGGGCACCAAATAATGAAATGCCTGATGATCCTAAAAGTTTCATGCAAATATTTGGTGATATTTCTAATCAGTACTCAGAATATAAAACAAAAGTCTACCAGGCAGGAAGTCCTTCTGTTTGGGGAGCAACAGCAAAGTCAAGGTTTTTTAGACCTTTAGTTGATAAGTATGGTCAGGCACTGGCAAAAGATCCTCAAATCAGAGAGGAGCATAATTTTATGTTTGATTATACAGACGAAGGCAGACTCAAACAGGTGAGAACAGCAGAGCAAAATGCAACTAATCAAAATGTTTATTTTCAGGTAGAGGATGATGGCTCTTACACGCAAAGAGCACTTGAGGATGATCTTCATAAGTGGGATTATGATGCCTCAACAGCCAAGGGGGAGGGAGTGCGTTATGGTTTAGTCAGCGGTAATTACGAAAAGTATGGGGAATCAACCATCCTTAATCTGGAGTATGATGTTCCTGACAGAGAAGGAGAAGGATTGTGGGTTGAGCGTCCGATGACAAATGAATTAAAAAGGTCAGCTATAAGGTCACACTATGGCGATCAAGAGATGTATAACGGATATGTTGAGGCTTTTTGGGAAAGCTTTATGGGTACTGTGGTTGGTGGATTTCCTCAGGTTGTTGGTTCTATGACTGAAAACATTGGAGAGGCGTTAAAAACACCAACAAAAACAAGTTTAGGTATAATCAGTACACTTTTCTCAGGAGTTAATCTTAATAGATATATTTTCGATGAAGACAAAGATCCTGATGTTCCACAGGACAATCTGACAGACAAGTGGGGGAATTATCTCCAGAATTTAGGAGCACAAATGAGAGACAAGCCAGCTCTCACTGATGAACTGTCTGGATTTATGGATTCTCCATCTGCATTTACTACCAGTGCTGGTCAGGTTGCTGGCAATCTTGCTCAGATGATGATTACCAGAAAATCATTATGGGGTGCATATAAACCACAAACTGTTAATAAAATAGCAAAAGGTACACTTGCTTTTGTGGCTGCTGACGGAACACATGCTGCAGCAGATGAGGCAGAAATTCCCGACAGTGAAAAACCCTGGTTGTTCGCCAAAGCATTTATGATTACTTATGCTGCGGAAAGTATAATGAATCAAGACCTCTTAACTAAGGGGTTTAGTAGCCATGTAGCGAAAGGTGCAGTGAGGAAGGACATGATGAGTAAGGTTGGCGATTACCTTGCAAGGATTGGAAAGAAGTCAATGCGTGAAGCAACTCCCGGTGAAGTAAAGGGATTTACTTCATTCTACACAAACGGACTTAGCAAGCAATGGAAGAAATTTATAGAAAGTGCTCCTGTTCGTGCTATAGGAGATCGGGCTCCGTTGCCGATAAAAGCAGCAGCCGAGGAAAGTATTGAAGAAGTGTTTGAAAATATAGGTCATAATAGCATGATGATCATGCACGATGCCTTTAAAAAGATAGCCGGTGAAGGCGGACTCAATCCTGACTATTATCAATATTACGTTGAAGATGGGAATTTTTACAGAAGAAGTCTGATGGATGGTTCCGAAAGAAGAATATCAGAAGAAACATTCAATAAGGAGGTAGAATTAAAAAAACTACAACCGGGAAAAGGATTGTTCGGTGAATATAACCCCAGTCATGGTTTTATCAGTAATTATTCTGGCAGGGCCGGAGAAGGAATGTTTGAATCTATGGTAATGGGAGCATTTGCTGGTGGCTTCATGGGCGGTTTTAGCGGACTTACAAGAAAGAGAGCTAAGTTACGCATGATGCAGGATTTCGTAGTTCAAGGACGCTCTGAAGAGTTGAGG